CAGCATGCTCGTTAGCATATTGTTTGTACTCTAGTCCAAATAGTGCATTTAGACCAGGCTCTAGTTCTTTAACTAGTTGTGCTCTTGATATTGCCATAGTTAATTGCTCCTATTAGTTAGAAATAGACGCCGCTGGAGAAATTTGAACTATTACGTTCGAATTTGCTGCAGTGTTGTCATTGTTTTCCGGATCGTTTGCAGTTCTAACAATTCTAAACTGAGAAGTAGCAGCTGTTCCAGTAACATCTAATTTAACAGTCGATTGACCATTAATTTGAGTACCAGCAGTTGCACCATCAGTTGGGTTAAAAGTGTTTAGAAGATTTGCTTGAGTTACCGCTGCATCCGCTTTGCAAACATATTCTTGCATAGGGTTGTCGTTAACTAAGCCGATTCCGTCGTTTGAACCAGTATTGTAGTCCGTTCCGAACGTTGTACTAGCCAAAACGTGGTTTGCGAAAGTAGGTTTGCTTGTAGAACTATTTACATAAAATATTCCATTAAACACACCTACGATTGGTTGAGTGTTGGAAGTTCCAGTTGACCAATCTGCTCCACCAGCGATTCCATCGTCCATAGTATCCGCTGTAGCATCTTGTAGATACCCATCGTCACCTGACGTATGTTGCTGTGAAACAGGGTTGTTCTGAAAAATCCCTATACCCAAGCCAGATTTGACCATGTACTCAGCCTGTCCACCTGTAGCAGGAGTTGATCCTACTGTAGGTGCTTGTCTGAATCCAAAGCCGCCTGTTTGGTTTGCCATAGTTGTTTCCTTTTATTGTTAAAGTTAATTTAATGGATAGGAATTACTAAATAATTAGCTTTTCTTTGTACCACCAAAAGTTACGCTAGATGATGATTCATTTCTGAATTTCATCCCAGCTTGCCTTTCCTTCATAAGATCGTTGTTAATGGCTTCATCTTTTTCTTGAGTTTTCTTATTATAGTATTCCTCAATTTGAAGAGCGATCTCTTCCGGTATCCTTGCCAGCAAAAGGCCTCCTACTCCAATGATCCCTGCGTATCTACCTTCAGTCATTTGCGGATAATCCTGATCTGGATATTCATCAGCTCTAACTAATTCATATCCTTCTCTCAGAGACGCTGCAACATTTTTGGTATCTTGATACCCCATGCTTTCAGCTCTTATCCACTGATGTCGGTAGCCTGTTGGCGCAGGCGGTGCATCGAGTGAGTTGGGTGGAGTCCAGATCTTTTTAGATTCCTCTTTTGATCTTGTTTGACTCGCACGTGAAGTTTTCATTTTATCTTGTTCCATATGCTTATACTCCTTCCGTGATTTTTAGTTGTTTTGCATAATCTTCGAGTGGCACACCTAATCTTTTAGCTATTGCTACCTGTGAAGGTGTGAGCTTGACAGTTTTCTTGCGTCCTTGTGGGGCTGAACGTTTAGCCGAAGCTACATTTTGAGCAGGTTTTGCTCTTTCCGTAGTTGTATCCGCTATCTTATCAAATTTATGCGGAAATTCAAGTCTTATTCTTTTATCAACTTCCGTATAATATTCGTCAGATTTAGGGTCATATCCCTCTTCTTCTACAAGCTTTTTATGTATATCAAAAGCTGTATAAGTCATAGCTGAGTCATTACCAAACCAAGTGTTGTTAGATGCCCACTCTTCTGCTTTCGCATCTGTTGGTACTTGTTGGTCATAAGCTCTTCTTTGAGGGTTTATGTTAACCTTTTTCTCTGGTTGTGCTTCTTCTGCAGCCTTTAATTGTCCAAGTCTTGCAGCATCAGAAGATAGTCTTGCCATCTGTTCTTGTGCTGATACTTGTCCGTCCACATCTCCTGCTTCAATCGCAACTTTCAAAGCTTGTCTTGCAGCGTCCATATTTGTTTTGACTCTGTTTTCAAACTCCGAAACATAAGATTTATCAAGTTTAGAAAGTTTACCCTCTAAAGCTTCTTTATCTTTTTTTACTGATTCAGCAAAAGTTACTGCTTCTTCTCTTTGCCTTTCTGCTTCTCTCATCTTACGAGTTAGTTTAGCAATTCTTTTTTGAACGCCTTCACTATATTCTTTCAACTCGTCTTTTTTCTCTTCTTTTTGTTCAACAGGTTTTTCTTCAACCTGTTCTACTTCAACCTTTTCTTCTGCAGCTTCCTGTTTAGGTTGCTGTTCGTCTAAATTAATTTCAGTTGCTTTTTCATCAGCTTCACCTACATCAATTAGATCATCTTTTTTGTTTTCTTCTTGCATAGTTCCTTCCTATGTTAAATGTAATGAAGAATCGATTCTGGGTCACCAATTGTACCTAGAACTTCATCATCGTTTAATATACGCACTTCTCCACCTTCTATTGGTAATCTTGCACCAGCATATCTGGCGAACATTACCCAATCTCCTACTTTACACCATGGCTCTATAAATTTATCTTCATCTTTATAGGCTAGGTCTCCCATTTTCAAAACATAACCACATGTGGTTGCAATTCTTGCTTTGTCTAATTGCTCTTGTGAAAATAAAATACCACCTTTAGTTTTTTCTCTTGGTGTAAAAGGTAAAACTAAAATTCTATATCCAACAGGTTCTGGTAATTGATCTACCATTTCCTTAATACTTTCTGGATCTAATCTTTTTGCGTGAGGTTCTTCTTTTGCTTGTTCTTTATACTTTTGTTCTAATGCATTGACATGTTTAGGAGTTTCCTTTTTTGTCTCCGATGTCGATAACGTTTCCTTGCTCATTTTTTTGCTCCTTATAGTTTAGCAGGTTAGAGATTTCCTGTAATAACAGTTGATAGGCATGTGCCTGTCCTAACATATATTTATATTTTTCCATATTGTCAACACCTCCACTCATCATTGTGTCTTGTATTTGAATTAAAGCGTTGTTTATGGACTTTTTTAGTTTGTCTATAATTACTAAGTCTTCCACTAATTAACCCACCTTTCGATTACTTTTATTTTCTCTTCTGCATCTACAATCACCTGTAATAGTTTATTAACTTCATCTAGATGTTGTGGATGTTCACCAATACCTACCGGATTTTTAAGATAGATATTAATCGTTGCTATTGATTCAGCAACTTGTGCTTCATATCTTTTTTTTAACGCCTCTAGCATTTCTAATAGCTTCCTTTCCTTTTTTTGCTATGGAAGCAACTTGACTCTTACCCATAACTTTTGCTCTTTGTTCCATAACGGTTAGTATTTGTATTTTACGTGCAAATGGTTTGTTCACACGTTTGACTTTCGCAACAGTTGCTCTTGCATCTGCTGGAGTTGCAAACTTAATTCCTACCGTGTCCCTAGGGTTTTCATCTGTGTAGAGTCTTCTACCAGAACCTTTTGGTTTTTTACCTGTTCCCTTTTTTGGATCTGCCATGCAGGACTCCTTTCAAAGTTTTTGCTTGCGCAGCGTGTGTCTTTGACGCTTTCTGCAAACCTTTCATCACTTTTTTTAGTTTAGCTTTTGTTTTTTTCATATTGCTCCTTTGTTAAATAAATCTTTTTCACTTTCATTGCATCTTAATTCTAAATTTAAACTAATTCTTTTTTCATCTTTTGATGGATGCAAACGATGGTCTACCGAACCAGGAAATATTAATATATCATCGTTTTGAGGTTTAATGTGTGCTTCTCTTCCTTCATATCTAAAATCTATACCTTTGCCTTGTGTATCTAAATATATTACACCATTTATAGTTGCAGTGTCTTTATGATTATGCCAATCAGCAAGATTAAATTTATTATCTGTTATACAACACCACACTTCAAAATTTTTATCTTTTAATGTAAATTTATTTAAACATTTTTCTGAGCAAATAATAAATAGATGATATAGTTTATCTATAAGATTTGTTTTTAATTTAAAGTTTCCGCTGTTTTCTAAAAATTTTCTTTGATCAACACATTCGTTAATTAATTGTGTTTTATAGTCTTTAATAAATTTTGTTAGAGATATTTTATGAACTAGCACTTCCATCTCCGTCTAGCCTGACGGATTCTGGAATTTGGATCATTTCTTGTTTTTGCTGATGCTCTTTTAAGTTGCCCTAGTGATCTTGCGCAGTATGATTTTCTGCGTTTGGCAGCTTTTGATCCTGGCTTCACTTTTCCAGTCACGGCTGTTTTTAATTTAGAACCGGGATTCATTCTTCTATAAGCTTTGACACCGGCTCTTGTCATGCCTGCTCCAGACTTTGTAGGTCTAAAGTTTTTTTTATTTCTAGCTGGCATAGGTTTTCTTTCTCGTCTCATACTAAACCTCCCATGCCCATGCTTTTTCTTTTTGCGAATGTTCTTACGTTAGTTGGTTTACCACCAACACCTTGTGCCTTACTTCTTTTCCTTGCAACGGCACTCCTCCTCTGAGAGTCTGTCATCCTTGCTGCTTTGGCAGCAGGCACGCACTTTGGATATTTTCTTTTTGAACCACTTGCAGATTTTCTTCCACATTTTTTAAAACCCCCGCCTTTCTTCTTGGCTCCTATATCGACCCAATCTTGTTTAAACCACTCTTTTAAACCACCCATTACCTAATCTCGCAACCTCTACCTTTTTTAGCAAGACCTCCACTTTTATAAGTTACTCTACCACCTTTAGCTTTACCTGCTGGTTTAGGTCCTTTGAAATCTTTTCTTTTTTTACCAGATGGGTCTTTAATTTTACCTGCACAAATTTTAGATGCATAGGCATTAGCATAGGCGCTAGGGTATACCGCAAATTTTCTTTTTGCTGCTGCTTTACCCCTTGGACATAGTTTAGTCATTATCTTTTTCTCGCTGTTTGTTTTGCTCTTGCAAAGTTAGCTGCTGTTGGTGCACCCTTTGCACCTTTTTTTCTCATTCTTCCACCACGTTTTCTTTTAGCATGTATGTTTGCGTATAGTCCTCTACCTGCCATTAGTTTAACTCTTTTTTAAGTTGTTTTAATCTATCCATTTTTGTCTTTGGTGTTATTTTTTCTTTAATAGATTTATTTTTTTTAGGAATTACACCTCTACCCATTAAAACATCTTTTTTAGTTACTTTACCATCGCCAGATAAGTCAGGAAATTTTTTAACTTTGCCACCATCTTTCATGTAGCCCATTTTATTTCTGACAGGTTTAGGTAAACTTTGTAAACCTTTTTGATCAGGTCTCACTGGTTTTAATTTTTTTCTTGGACCTTCTTGTCTTGGATCAGGAGTTGGTCTTTTATCAGGTTTTTTTGCTCCAAATTTTTCTCTTGGTTTTCTTGCTCTATCCATAATACCGCCATCTTTTTTACCAGGTCTAATTGGTTTTGGCTTAAAAGGTTGACCATACCTATCTTGTGGTTTGGGTCTTAAAACACCTGGACCGCTTGGTTTAAGTGCTCTTCCTGAACCTCTTAATTGTATACCTATTTTTCTTTGCATTATTTTTTCCTTTTCTTATCCACGTTTTTTATTTTACCTTTGTTCTTAGATGCATAAAAAACTTGTTCAGCTTTTTTACTACCATAAGTCTTTCTCATAGACTTCATGATTTTCTTACCTTTAGGTGTAAGAGGCATTATCTATTGATTTTGCCTTTTTTCTTCATCTTGCTACCGAATTTTCCGTAAGACTCATCTCTGCTAGCTTTTAATTGTTTAGCAGTTCTTTTCTTCTTAATTCTCATAGCAATAGATTCATCTTTTCTAGCTTTGTAACCTTGTTTCTTCTTACCAACTTTGCCGCCTTTTTTCATTGCGCCTCTGTCCATAAGTTCAGTAGGTTTTCTTTTAGATTTCATACCCATACCGTATCCTCTTGAGTACATCATCTCGCCAGTTCTGCCACCCATACCACCGCCTTTTCTAGCGACTCTAGGTTGTGCAACTTGTTTATTAAATCTAGGGTTTGCCATTATTTTTTTCCTCCGTTTCTAAATATTTGTGTTCCCTTAATACCAAAAATACTCGCCACGACAAGGATCCACAAATTTGTAAACCATGACGGTAGTGTTGAGAAGTACTCGAAGAATAACTTCACCTTCTCCATCGCTGCCGGGTCGTCACTTAGGACTGCCCAAGCTAATACTATAATCGGAGCCGACAAAATTATCAATACAAATTCGTCTTTCCAGTCCGATTGCCTAGCCTCAAGAAGTTTGCCTTGGTAAGCTTCTTCACCTCGGGCCATTTTTTCTGCATGCATTAATTGTGCATCAGACATTGCCATTTTAGTTTTCTGACGGTTAGAATAAATCTTTGCGCCAGCTTGCATAGCAATTTTTGCTAAACTGAACCAAGCCATATTAGTACCAAGTAGCTTTAACTGGTTTTTTGTCAGGTCTCATACGTTTTGTACCTCTAACATCAACCACTTGAGATTTATCTGGGTCAGTCATTTCAACAGGTATACCACCTTGTTGTAATCCATCTTTACCAACACCTAATTCGTTCTCAATTTTAGGTGCTTTGACGTATCCTTGACCTCTTAAATAATCTTTAGTCATTTTAATCTCCTTATTTGTTTAATTATAACTATTTTTTACCAAAGTTTCTACCAAAATCGTGAATTTTGCTCTTATCAGCCATGCCTTGTTTAGCCAATGAGACACTTGCTCTTAATTTTGCTAGTTTTTCGTTTTGTGCAAGCTTTTCATCTTGAGTTTCTTGGTTCATAAGAGCTTTTGCAGTGTCAAGATCAAGTCTTTCTTGTGCTTCTTCACCTTTTCTTTCATTTTCTTTAGCTCTTAAGTCAACTTCTCTTGCTTTTAGCTTAATTAATGGGTCACCACTGTACTCACCCATAATTTTTTGCTCTTCATCCATGTAATCTTTAGTCATTTCAGCAATCAGTTGTGCTTTTCTTGCGTTAATTTTCATTGTTAACGCTTGTGCTTGTGCAATGAGCTGTGGATTTTGTGGATTTAGTTTTAAAATAGCCTGCATTTGTTGTGCTTGCATTAATTCTTCAGAAAATTCTAGTTGAATTTGCTCTTGTGCCATTAAACTAATTCTCTCAAGAATATTTTTTTGTAATGCAGCCATTACTGATGGTGAATTTTGTATCATATTTGATTTCATAAAGTTTAAATGTGAATCAATATGTGCTTTGTGGTCTTGACCAGGGAAAGCTTGAAAAGGTTTTGCACCCATTGCAGCAATTTCTTCTAATGAAGGATCTAAAGGTGTAGGAGTTGCAGGCGGAGGTAAAATTGCGTTAACATTTTTTACACCTAATGCGTCATACATAGATCTATATGCTTGATACAAATCATGCATGGCAGGATTTGTTTGTGCTAATTGTAATTGTGTTTGTGCCATAGATATTCTTTGTGTCTGTGAAAATATATTTGGATCAGCTACAGGTAAAATATCTATTCTATCATCAAAATCTTGTACCTTAACATTTCTTGTAGCACCAGGAACATCGTATGGATACTCTGCTGGTAGATAAGTTTTAAATACTTCTGATAATAATTTAAACTCTTGTTTTAATCCAACATACAATCTTTTGTGTATTGCAGACATAACTCTTGAACCTCTTTCAAGTAATGCAACTGTAGTTCCAACTGCAGCTTGTTGGTTCATGTCTCCAACTTGTGAGTCAGCGATTGATGCAAATCTTTGTCCTGCATTTACCACAATACCCATCAACTGAAGTAAAGTTGCATCTGGTCCTTTAAAAGGTAGCTGCATAAACTGATCTCTAATGTTACCACCAGGTGCATCAACATCTCTAAACTCTCCTGGTTGTAAAGGTTGTGCATCATCTCTAATTCTTAATCCTCTTGTTTTAAATCCTGCTGGCAAGTTTGCTAAAGTTCCTGCATCAAGTAATTGTCTTAACGCAGCTGTAGCAGTTCTAGTTAAACCACCAATCATGTGAATTAAACCAAAACCATAAAAACCTGTACCAGGTAAAAATTTAAATTGCACAAAGTAACTTATTTTTTTCTTTAATGGGTCATCTAGTTTAAAGTTTCTTCTAATAGATAATATTGTTTGATTATCATCAGCAAAAGTTATGATGTATGGTAATTTAATTCCTGTTGGCATACCATTCTCATCTGTATCTTCATAGCCTACTAAATCTAAATTTGTGTGCATTTCATAAAGTGTGTATTGATCTTGTTGATCATCTTTTGAAATACCTTCTAGTTGTAATTTTTTTTCATCGACTTGGTTTTCTGTAACAGGCGGATCGCTTAATTTTACATCTCTGTAAAATCCAGCGACCTGTTGTTTTCTCAATTCGTTACCAGACATTTTGATTACATGAACAATTGCGTCAGTATCATCTAATGAGGTAGCTGAGTACGGAACAATTAAATCTTCTGCCGGTACGAATTTTGATACGGCTCTACCTAAAAGTTCATCGTAATAAACTTTTTTAAATGTAGAGCCGCTGAGGGGTAGATAGAAAAGCATTTGATCAAACTCTGGTTCATACTCTTTCATCTGATCCATGAGTTGATAATTCATAAAATCTCTAACACGTTTTGATTGTTCTTCTTTAGCGATTGTTACATCACCTAAAATTTGTGTTCGAACTGGACCATCACTTGGTAATAATTCTTTGTAAGCTGTAGCTTGAAATTGTGTAACAGCCTCTGCTAGCACTGGGTGATTAACACCTGATGCTCCTTTAAATGGTTCTGTTCTTCTTTCGTATTTGAAACCTAGTAATTCTAAACCTTCTCTGTAAGACTGTTCCCAGTCTCCTCTTGATTCTTTGTATTCTGTGTATTGATCGTAAAGTGTTTGACCCAAAGATTGTAACTCTGTGTCTGACATATCCTCAGCTAAATTTGCAAAGTGTCCTTCTGATTGTCGACCAGGGACCGTTGTTGGATCAAAAGTAACTTCAGCTCCACCTGCCTCATCCATTACAACTTCGCTTGTGTCAGTCGTAATAACTTCTTCGCCAGGTACGGCTACTTCTTTTTCTTTGAACTCTTCGTCTTTGATTTCTTCAACTGTGTTGGGTAATGACTTATCTATACTATCTACCATATCCTCTATCCTATTATTAAATTACACCTTTGACTGAAGTTATACCTCCACTAGGCACAGAAGTAAAGTCTTCTTGTTCAAATAGCTCAAAGCCTTCTGGCTGTATCTGAGGTAAGCCAGCCATGTATTCTTTTCTAAATTCTGGCTCTTGTCGTATTCTTCTTGCTGTAGTAGCTACTTCAGGATCAGCAGTTACATATGCTCCTGCTAAATCAAAAGGATTTCTTTCGCCTGCTTTTACAGCAGTGTTTACAGCTGCAATACCTGTTACTATTCCAAGTGGTTTAATTAATTTACCTGCCGCTTTTATAGCTTTTATTAAAGCAGGATTTTTATAAAACTTTGCTCCCTCTTTTAAAATAGTTTGTGGTGTGGGTGTTCTTGTACCTACCCGTTTTCCTTCAAAAAATAAACTTATACCACCTGGTTGTTTGTCTACTTCTTTTCCAAATTGTTTTAAAATTTTATTTTTTTGTGCTTGATTAGTAGCTTTTTTATAAGCTCTTTCTAATCTGTTATTAATATAATTTAAATTACGATTTGCATCTCTTAAAGCTACTTGATTGTTCCACCAATTATTTTTAATACCATAAGGGTGATGAACCTCAAAAGCACTTTTAACTAAATTACCACTTCTATCTGTAGCAGTTTTTGCAAATATTGTTCCGACTCTTTCTATTTTTCCTTTGTATTTAATTGGAACATCTCTTATTTTATCTTTTAATTTATAACCATCAATTGCTTGTTGATAAACGTTTTTTGATCCAACTTCTTTTGCAATAGTTGTATTTAAATATTGTTTTAAAGTTTTACCTTTACCTTTAATAGTGTCATCTAATTTTATTATTTCTCCTGTTTTGGTATCTATAAATTTTATTTTTTTGTAGTAATTATTCAAAGCCCATGACTTATTACCTTGTTTATTTATTGGAAGATTTTTTATAAATTTTTCTTGAAGAATAAATCTTTGTTGGCCTGGTATTTGTGAAGACCTATATAGGTCATGCCAAACAGATAGAGCTTTATTCTCTTTTCCAAATCCTGTAGGAAAGACTCCTTTTTCTTTTAAAATCTTATTAATTTGTTTTAAATTTTTTTCTTTAGTTAATTGTTTTAAAGTTTTGCCTGTTTTACCAACAGGTGTATCGCTACGATACCTATCAAAAGCTCTCTTTAAGATATTTTCTTTTTCTCTAGCGTAATAATTTAAAGCTCTTAATCTTTTTCTTTCTCTTAACTTTGGATTTTTTCTTTCTTTTGCTGTTCTTTTTTTTCTAGCCTCTGGATCGTATCTTGCTTTATCATAATCAGGATCTTTTTTAGACATTCCATAAGTAGGATATTTTTTAAAATCTAATTTTTTATTTGGAAATAATTTTTTAACTCTGTTTCTTTTTTTAACAAGACCACCAGGTTTATAACCTTTTCTTAATCTTCCAATTATAGATTCAAATTCTGACATTATTCTGTATCGCCTGGACTATAAGGGTCATCATAGTTCCCTGTAGATGGATCAAAACCACCAGTATAATCACTTGACGCCCCTGACCAATCTTGTTGGCTAGCCCTAGCTTGATTCCTTGCTATTGCTTCTTGTAAAGATCTTAAAGCTTCGGCTTTAGCTATTTCTTCTGCTCTTACTTTATCTGCTATTTCTCTAGCTTTATCAGATGCAGCATCTTTGGTTTTAAAAAATAAATTACCTAATAAAGTTTTTTCTGCGAGACTTCTTAAAGATTGTCCTGTTGCAAATCTTTCTTCTTCTGGAGTAATCGTTCCTTCTTCAATATCGTCTATTGTCATACTTGGACCACGATAACCATAACCCGTTCTAGTTATTCCTCCACCACCATCTCCACCATCTCCTTGCGGCGGTATGATAGGCACAATAGGTTTTACAGCAGGAATACCGGCTGCTGGTTGTTGTTGTGTCATCTGTGCGTAAGTTTGTGTTTGTGGTGTTGTCGTAGTTGTACTACTAAACAGATCTAAGTAATCTTGTTTGTTTGGAAACTGTGCTTGAAGTGTTGGATTGTTATCATAAGTTTGACTTAAGTTTGCCATACCTCCAACGTTAAATTTATTTCTTTTTTTAAAATCATCAAAGAGTTGTCTGTTACCAGGTCTCTTAATTTTATCACCTGTTGTTATGGACTTCTTACCAAATCTTCTTTTAATTTTTTTAATTGCACCTGTAATACCACCTTCTGCTTTATCTTCCTTTGGTTTCTTTTTATCTCTTATTCTTTGTGCAGCTTCTTTGTTTTGTCTATTCATCCTAGCTATTGTTTCTGCTTCTGTTTCTTTTAATCTTTTCATTCTATCTTTTGCAATCTCAAGACCTTTCTCTCGTTTAGATCCTGCAATTTGATTTCTAGGTTTGAATGGATCTGTAATTCTATCTTTTGGAAACTCTACAACTTTTTGAGAGTCAATAGCTTTTCGTCTTGCTTTCATTTTTATTTTTAAAAGATCAAGACCTTTAGGCATAACACCTCTAGCTGCTTTGTATGCTCTAACTAATAAATTTAATGCTTGTAAATATCCCATTAGTAATAATTGTATTCTTTTTTAGTTTGCGCTTTATCTTTTTCGTCTTCTGGATGCCCTATAAAACCCCCTTGTCTAAATCGCATCACAGCTTGAGTCATACTATCGACTAAATCGTCATTGTCTCCATATGGAAACGCTGCACACTCTTCAATCACTTCTTCTGCAAATTTATCATCAGGCGCCCAGATTTGCCCTGACTCAAATAACGGGGCAACGGCGTTTACTCTAGCATGTTTATCATTTCCCT